ATACAGACGCTAGTAAACAAAGGTGCTGAGATTGAACACGTTGCACAGAAGCTGGGCGCTTGGTATTCCTTTGCTGCTGACATAAGACAAGCAGAAAAAGAAGCTGAGAGTCCCGGTGTATTCAAGAAGTTATTTGATGGTAACACCGTAGAGCAACAAGCACTCAATAGCGTTATAGCTAAGAAAAAGCTAGAGGAGCAAGAGAAGCAGATAAGAGAACTCATTGTGTGGACATACGGAGTTGAGACGTATCAAGAGATGATAATGTTAAGACGTAAGATTAAAGCACAAAGAGAAGAGGTAATATATAAGCAACGCAAAAGGCAACGTATGTTACTAGATAGTTTCTTGTTGTCTATAGCCGCTATCGTATCAGCAAGTATTATTTACGGTACGATAACTATCATCAAAGGTGCATGAGGATGGCAGATCAAGGTATGAAAGAGGTAATGGATACAGTTTCTGTAGCAACTGGTGTTGGTGCCTTGGCTGGCGTACTGCCTTCCTTAGCTGCGTTGTTGACACTCGTGTGGACAGGCATACGCATCTGGGAAACAGACACGGTGCAAGGCTGGCGTAACAGAGGAAAGCAATAGTGTGGCAAGCACTCATTAGTCCTATTGCTGGACTTGCTAAGACTTGGATGAGCAATCGTCACGAGCAATCACAAGCTAAACATGTAGCTAAGATGCAAGTGATACAGAACACAGCGTCTTGGGAACAGCACATGGCACAGGCTAGTGCTAACTCGTGGAAAGACGAGTGGTTCACAGTAGTCCTGAGTGCGCCTGTGATAGCAATTATGTGGGGCGTAGGTATGAACGATCTTGATATCATTGGTCGCGTAGGCGTTGCCTTTGCAGAGCTAGGAAAGCTACCTGAGTGGTATCAATATCTTTTGTACGTTGCAGTCACAGCCAGCTTTGGCATACGTGGTGCTGACAAGCTGATGCAGCTAAAGGGTGGTAAGTAATTATGGATGGGTTTATTGAAGGTGATAGAGCTATTCCCGGTGGAGTTGTAACTGACGATTTTGAAAACTTTATTAACATAGCAAAAATCCTAGAGTATATCGCTGCCGGTTTTGACCCGCTTGGCCCTCAAGGATCGTCTAATCCAGAGTATAAAACACTAGAAGCCTATCTTAGACAAGTTTATGGAGATCTTCCAGAAGGTGCTGTTGATTGGGCATCAGGCGATTTAGACGGTGATGGAGTAAACGAAGTCTACGCTGTTGATGCTGATGGTAATCCACATACTGTTTATGGTCAAGACGAAGATGGTAATGTTACTTCAACTCCTTACGAAGAAGGTACTGTTTTTGGTGGTGTTACTTCTACTGGACAAGGTGGAGATGTATCAGTAATTCTTCCTCCTTTTTTGCCTCCTCCTGCAGAAAGTAAACAAACAGACGGTGGTACTTCTGGTGGTGGTAGTGTTTTTGATCCAACAGGTGGTGGTATTCTTACTGGTGGTGGTACTCTTCCTCCTCCTTCAGAAAGTAAAACAACTGATGGTGGTGGTAACGGCGGTGACGATACTGATGGGCCTCTTGATGTACTTGGAGACGATTGGGAGTACGATCCAGAACATGATTACATATACATAGGTGATTGTACTTTTGTACAGGTAGATGAAAATGGTACTCCTATTGGTGAGCCTACTGTACTTGACGAAGAAGATTGTCTTGAAGATACTTATACAGTAGGAGGTAATTACGCTGGACCAGACAGCACATTTGATCCAAACATAGATATTAATGTAGATATTTTTGGTGAAGGTTCTATTATTGATACAACTAAAGATCAAACTCCTACAGAAGATAAACAAACATCAGAACCAGAAGAAAAAGAAAAAGATAAAGCAGAAACAGAAGAAAAAGAAAAGGACGTTGTGACTCCACCTACAATAATTACAACTCCTACTACAAATCCAACTACAACTCCTACAGAAAATAAACCTACTGAAGAAGAAAAGAAAGATAAAGATGGAATGGCGTGTACAACAACAAATGAAAACGGTGAAGTAGAAGAAGGTGTTTATGACAACGGTGTATGTACAGTAACTACAACTACAACTACAACTACAACTCAAACTCCAAATCCTACTCAAACTCCTACAGAAAATAAACCTACTGAAACTACAGATGATGTTACAAAAGATGGTGAAGAACAATTAACTTTTGAAAACATGTACACATACTACTCTACTAAAAATGGTGGTAGTAATGGTGGTGGTGGTACTGTTACTGAAAGTAAACAAGGTGGTGATGGAGACGGAGACGGAGATGGCGACGGAGATGGCGACGACGATGGCATTGGTGATCCAAGCGGTATGTTAGCAGGACGTAATTCTTTTGATCCTTATGTGAATATACCACCTTACTCAGCGCCTACATATGCTCCTATTACTGTACCACAACAAGATTACATGGCTGATATAAATAATTTAATAGCAAGAAACAGCGGCATGGGCCTGTTTAAAGGTTACGTATAATATGACATATTTAAATTTAATAAACAACGTACTGCGCCGTTTGCGTGAAGACGAAGTATCTAGTGTTAATGATAATACCTACAGCAAAATGGTAGGTGACTTTGTAAACGACGCTAAAAAAATGGTAGAGGATGCTTGGGATTGGTCAGCACTCAGGACTACTCTTACAGTAACTACGTCTGCTGATATTTTTAACTACGTACTTACTGGGTCACAAAACAAGATCAAGGTACTAGACGTAATTAACGATACATCTAACCTTTTTATGCAATACAACACTCAACACTGGTTTAACGATAAGTACTTGAACCAATCACCACCTAGCGGATCACCTGAGTACTACACGTACAACGGCGTAGACGCTAGTGGTGATACTCAAGTAGACATTTACCCTAAGCCTGACGGTGTGTACAGCTTGAGATTTAACTGTACTCTCAGAAACCCTGAGTTGAGTGCTGACACAGATGTACTGAGTATACCTAGTCAACCTGTAATACACATGGCAATAGCTATGTTAGCTCGTGAGCGTGGTGAGACAGGCGGTACATCAGCACCTGAGTACTTTGGTATTGCTGATAAGTTTTTGTCTGACGCAATTGCTATGGATGCACAGAAGCACCCTGAAGAAACCATTTGGTACACTCCGTAGGAGCCTGACGTATGGCACAGCCACTACAAAGCATCAACTTAGTTGCTCCTGCGTTTAAAGGAGTCAACACAGAAGACTCTCCTATTGCACAGGATCCTTCTTACGCTGACGTTGCTGACAACGCTGTGATTGACAAGCGTGGACGTATTGCTGCACGTAAGGGTATTGATGTTGTTACTACTAACAAGACTGAGTTAGGTACTGACTACGTACACAAGATTCATTACTTCTACGATGATGCGGGTAACGAGGTAGTTTTTACTGCTGGTAACAATAAGATCATGACAGGGACAACTACCCTGACTGATGCTACCCCCGGTTCGTACACTATCACGGCTAACAACTGGAAGATAGTAAACTTTAACGATAAGGCTTACTTTTTTCAACGTGGCTACGACCCTCTGGTGTACGACAACGCTACGGGATTACGCACGTTTACTGTAGCTAACGGTGGTGCTACTGCCGCAACCCTAAAGTGTCACGAGGCTCTAGCGGCTTACGGACGCCTGTGGGTTGTGGATAACGCAACAGACACACAAACAATTTACTGGTCTGATCTTTTAATTGGAGCAGACTTTACTGGTGGCTCCAGTGGTTCTATAGATGTATCTAAGGCTTGGCCTGATGGATACGATGAAGTTAGGGCGTTAGCTGCACACAATAACACTCTAATTATCTTTGGCAAGCACAGCATACTTGTGTACGGAGGTGCCTCTAGTCCAGCTAGTATGGCTCTTGTAGACACAGTAGCGGGTGTTGGGTGCATCTGTAGAAACTCTGTTCAGCACATTGGCACAGATGTTTTGTTTATGTCTAACACAGGACTCAGGAGTTTAGGACGTACTATTCAAGAAAAGTCACTGCC